TTTGACATTATAAATAATAGCGTCGGTACACTCTGTTGCGGTGCCACGAGGATAAAAGAACCAAATCTCGTTATACCTTGGAATCTTTGTTGCCCAAACTTTTTGTCGTTGACTATAGTTGATATTATTAAACAACCAGTTTACATTCTTATCGTTTGGCAGTACTTGTACCGATCCATTGTATAAATAGAATCGGTCAACACCCATCCAAAAGAATATACCATCCATCTCTACAACCGCGTTGGAGGACATGATCGAGATTTGGCTAGAAACAATATCGTAAGTCCAATAAAACTGGGTGGCTTGCGAATTAAATGAAACACGAATTAATGAATCTGTAGCCCAGAATAAGCCAGATGGTGAATTAGTACCACCACGCATTGGCATACCTTTAACAATCTTGGAAGACGCTACGTTTACTTGGTTAGCAAGCGGACCATTCCAATCGTAAAAGTTTTGATCAACATAGTTAGTGTCTACGTTATTATTGGCAATAAAACCATGAGATCCATAAACAAAAATAAACGGATACAAAACACAAACACCACCATCAACGCTAATAGGGGTATAAGTTGGATTTTGACCTTGGCTGTCACATAATCCAGTAAAATAATAACTATTGTCATTATCTGGTAATACATTACCCGCTAATACTTGAGTGGGTACACCGTTGTCAATATTGACTAAGTTCAAACCAGGATGAGCAAAACAAGCTAAACTACCGCCTTGAGGGCTAAACTGGGCATCAAACTGCCAAGTATTCCTATATGGCCCACCCAGTGGATCTGGTTGGAATATAGAATCATTTAACCAAATAGCATTAATAGCACCTGAAGGGGCATCTGGTGTGAAGTCAATGGTTGTTTGTGCGGGTGGTCCCGCAGCATAAGTAGAACCAGTAATAGTGTAAACGACGGGAGTACCCGTCTGTTCGATAATAAACTCAGTACCAATTTTAAAGGTTTTAGTGCCATCACCAGGTATGATTACTTGGGATACTGTATTGGATGTTACATTTGCAAATACAGAACCAGGGGACATAACTACTGAAAATGGCCCGCTACCGACACCGTATGTAGTACCAGTGGTAAACACGTCTAAACTAAATGCGTTACCTGCAAAAATGTAGTTAACGCCGTTATACGGGATGGAAATCATTCCACGGTAAATACCGTTGAACGAAGTAAATAATGTGCGGTACCCACCCATCTTTTTGGGGTCACCACGTTGAAAACGGCACCATACACCATCAGTGTATTGGTCGTTTTGAAATACAGTACCGTCGCGCTTAATCCCAGCCGGTATTGCTAGGCTGTAAATCTGTGTAAACTGACTTGTGTCCTGTTGCTGATTATCAGCCGCCATTATGTAAACGTTCCACCACTAATCAATTGTGCTTTTAATTGTCCAAAAACATTTACCGTTTTTTGCGATAAATTTGTGCCATCGATATTCATTATCTCAGTAGCATTAGCTGAAAAACCAAGTACACTAGTACCTTCTAAGTACATACCAGTATGGGTATCATTATTAAATGAGAACGATGGCAACTCTGCAGTACCGTTAGCGGCGTAAAATATACCAGTTGTACTACTGGTTAAAACATAGATGTTGGTGCCGTCACTTAATATTACTACAACAGCGCCAGCGGCTAGTACCAGTGGAGGTTGTGATGTACCAGCAACAACAAAGTTAATATTGTATCCGGATTGATTGGTATCGTTTACCAACACATAAATCTGAGTAATCGCTGGTAAAGTCACTGTTAGTGTAGTTGTACGTGAACCAGATTGGGCAATGTATGTTTGAATAATTGGTGCGTATGATACTAGACTTAAATTGTCTCCGGGGATGGAGTCCACATCATAAGTTGCCGCAGTAAAGGTAACGTTGGACGGCGCTGTTAAGCCAACTGTAATAAAGTTACCAGTGCTAATGTCATAAACAATATAACCAGAATCGCCTGGGTTGGCGGTAATGGTGGCTTGACCGTTAATAGTTGACGGCGCGGTTGGGTTAATTGACAGTGCACCAGTACCATTATTTCTAAATCCGATGTACCAGCCAGAAGATAATCCACTGGCAGCTGGTAAATCTAAGTTACCGTTGCCTGTTCCCCAGTTGTAATCATTTGCTCGGGAATTGTCATTTAGTGTCGGTGTTGCTGTTATATTAACTACATTTTGAGTAGTTGCCAATCTGCCAGAAACTGTAGTAAGGCCATTGCCTTGTAGCATTGCTGCATCTGCAGCAGATGTGCCAGCACCAAATACTAGGTTGTTCCAAACACCACCTAAAGAAGTATTGTTAACAAGATAGAAATACTGAGAAATACCAGGAAGAATCGATACAGATCCACCACCTGCGGCGTCTGTAATAACAAACGGAAACGCGCCCAGATTGCGGATAAAGATGTCTGTGCCAACCGAACCTTGAGTCGCATCAGGCAATAAGATAACAAGACTGCCAGCACTAGCAACGCAATCAATGATACGAGCGGCAGGAGGCTGGGAGCCATTAACGACAGCAGGCCAGACCAGCTGAGTGTCGGTGCTAAATGATAGGGCATAGTATGATACGTCCGTTGGTTGAACAACGTCGCCAGTAAACGGTGATGTAAATGTTGACATATTTTATGGTTCCTGAACCGATGTGTTCCTGTCGATGCGACGAGAGTTGTCTTCTTTTTTGAGTGCAGCTAAACAATCAGTGTAATAGCCTTTCCACACTGGTAATTTATCCAAGGCTTTTAAGTAACCTTGTGCTTGCAACAAAGTGCCAAACAACATAGCTTGTGGTGCTTCTCTAGTGAACAAGTTTTGCTGATTTTGTGTGTCCAGCGGTTGAATTTCACTGTAGTAAATAATTTCAATTGGGGAGGCTGCAGCTGGTGCTGGCGCAAATGCCCAGTTGTTGTAGTCGTACTCGCCGTAATACTGTACCTTTCCAGGATCTGATTCAGACTGGTACTGAGCTATGTAGTCTTGGGAACGCAACAGCAACGGACGGCCATTCGCTTTCATAGAGACTGTTTTTCTCCAACGAGCGGGTTTTGCCAATACCACTTGGTTTTGCGCTAAAGATGTTTCCACAACGGTGAGTTGTAAGTATGTCTTAAGTTCAGCAGCAATAGCTGATTCAGCTAACCCAATTAGACTTGGAATCTGTGCGATAAACTGAGCGTCGTTACGCTCCATGTAGTTGATGATATCAGCTACAAGATTGTCATAGGTCATTACATATGCGTTGGTCATCGTGTGTAGTAGCTGATGTTAGGTTGGAAGTAAATTGGCGACTTATCACGATCTTCATCACTAGCTTGCTGGAATGCTTTATTGGCTTGGGTTTCTAAATACTGAATACGCGGCATATCCACGCCAGGTAACTGTAATGACAATGTGTGTGACAGTGATTTTTGAACTGAATTAAGCCAGCGATCTGGTACATAGATCTGATCAGTTAACTTGCCAACATCTTGCATTTGTTTTTCAACAATCAACTGGAACATTTGGAAGTCGTTGTTTGGCACAGGCCACAAATATAAAGACGGCTCAATGGTACGGTCAAACCAATATTGGAGCGAGCGAACGGATGGGAATTGTTTGTTTGGGAGATTCCAGTAGTCGTCACGGTTTAAGCGAGCTAGTGGGATAACTTGTTGGCTAGTTGAGAATACAATCTGGCGAACAGAGAATGTGTGCGCTGCGTCAGTGTTGCGCAAACGGTAGTACAAATGGTTTGGTGTAGTGGCAATATTAAAATAAACCCACTCACGATCTGCCAATGTTGTTTCTGGGAATACTTGAACAGTTGTCCAAACAATGCCGTCATTACTAACTTCATATGCTAAGTTGTATGTGGTAGTTTGATTTGGCAAGGCATAGCCATTCCAGCCAACATAGAACACTGGTTGTGCTAACTGGTAGGACAAACCTAAGTAGTTCTTTTCTATTGTAGAGGTTGCTACTAGGTTGAGGTTTTGCTCAAACGCCGCTGGAGCGGTCATGTTATCTAATGGGAAATACTCTGACGCTTGGGAAATAATGGTGTATACCCAGTTTGCCTCACGCACATCAATGACAGTCTTAGGTAGAACTAATTGTTGCTGGGCTGTTACAGCGCCATACAATTGATTTTCCAAAAGCCACAGATTAACGCCAAGGTTTGACAGATTCTGTAGGTTATAGAAAAGTGCTTGTTTTGCTGCGTCAACATACTCTGGCGTGATTTCTTCTGCTGTTTTACCAGCATCACGAAATGCGTACGAGATTAACTGGTCAACATTGACTGTTGTCTGACCAGTGGTATTAGAATACGCCATTAACGTCCTCTGCCAGCTGTGCGTTTCATTACTTTATTGGGAAGTTTAGATGTCGCTGGACCAGCTTTAACAAACTCTTTTCCAACTTTTTTAGGGATGCCAAGAGTTGATTTGCCGGCGGCTGCAGCGTACATTGCACCCTTTTGGGCTTTAGATTCGTAAGGCATTAGCAGGCCTTCCCGCCTTTTTTCATGGCACGACCGCCACCACAAAGTTTTGAAAGGTCGGTCTTTTTGCCCTCATGCGACTGTTTGTCGTGCATAGCAAAAGCTTTTTTAATAACTTTTTTGTCCTGTTTCATGTCATCGCTATCTACAGAACCACCAGCCTTCATTTTTGGGAGACACTTAAATCCGTCCATGGTATATCCTTTCAATTATCTATATCTACTTATGCAAAATTGGGGGTGTTTACGCCCCTAAAAACAACGCTCTTTCACGTTTTCTGCGGTTTATGAGTACCTCTGGTTTATTCCACATGAGGATGGCATCCGCAGCCCCCTGAAGGTCGTTTTCATTGATTTTACGAACCACAGTAGACTTGGCAAATGCAGTGCCTCCAATATTGAAGCATAGGCTGTACAAGGCGTCGAATTGGTTCTGTTGAAGGGGTACCTTCACCGAGCTCTCTACGGCCTCACTACACCACTTTAAATCGCTTCTAAGAAGCTCTTCTACTTGTTCGTCTGTCAGAGTGGCTGTAAGTAAGTGCTGTTCATCGGGTTTAATAAGGTGTCCTACGCCAATCGTCCAAAGCCCCTTGGAGTCCTTGTATGCCTTGTTACGGGCTCCTTCTTCTTTGGTGATGAAGGAAAGCGTGGATTTTGCGATTGCCATGATGTTTTCTTCAATATGGGTGTAACGGTTTGTGAAGTGAATGATTGCTACCGCGCCCAGAACCCACAACAGTACTGCAATAAAGTGTTTCATTTTTGCTCCTTACTTTGCTGATAATACCGCAAATTGGGGGAATTACT